AAGTTCTTTTAAAATAGTTTTATGTTTTTCTGTTTCATCTATATTTCCTTTTTTACTTCCATCATCATCTCCATCATCATCATCTTCTTGATCCGGAATATCATCATCGTCATCATTAATTAAACTGTAATCTGATAATCTAGTTTGAATATATTCTTTATTGACATAACTATTTAATAAGGGAGTTTCTAAGTTACTAATATCTATATCACCATCTTCATCTAGTAAATTAGTATATCTTTTTGATTCAAATTCATATAAACCAATTTGGTATATTTTTTCATCTTCTTCATTTACAATTAAATAAACAGGACATATGAAAATTTTTTTATTACTATAGTCTTGATTCACTTCACCTAAAGCTATTATAACATCAATATCAAATAATTTATATTCAAATAAAGCTACATCTTTATTTTGATCCATTTTATTAATTTTTTCACTTTCGGGGTAATTTAATGATTTAATAATTTTAGAATTAACCATGTGTCTTTAATTTATTAATAGAAATTTATTTAAGTAGCTATCCGATTTAATTTCTTCCATATATAACCATAATTCTTTTCTTCTTTCAACTATGTAAGAATTTTCAAAATTCAATTCAAATAAAACTATATCATTTATTAATTCCTCTTTCCTTTTTTTCTTTCTTTTATTATCTTTCAATAATATTTCATAATATTCAGAAATCATTTCCAAACCCCGTTTTAAAAAATTTTCTTTATAATGTAATGTTAAAACGGTGTATTCATTAGAAAATTCATCATTGTCGTATTCTGGTTTATTTACAACCTTTTCATGTGAATTTACATCATTTAATATGTCATCATAACTGAAGCCCGTTTCGTCATCATTATTCTCTTTAATAGAATAATTAATTATAGTATTTTTCATTAATTAATTATTTGAACATGTTTTTATACCAATTTTTTTAATCATCATTACTTGAACTGTCGCTATCGTCATCATCATCGCTATCATTATCTTCCAGCTCATCTAAAATATCATAACATTTGAAAGTGGTTTTTTTAGTTAAACCCCAATGCTTAGTATTTGCGTATGTATCAATGTGTGCTATTACTGATGTCCAACTAGCCTCATTATGTATTAATTTTTCTTTACCCTTTGTTATCAAAATAGATAAATTTTCAATAATTTCATCATTACAAAATAATTTTGTTTTATCGTCTTTATTATCTTCAATATTTTCTATTAGCGTGTATATTAAATTATACATATTATCTACATTTATGATGCCACAATTCATTAAGTGTATGAAAAAGCTACTCATAGATCTTCTTTTTTGATTAATTTTATTAGTTTCGCAAAATTTATCATAATCTTCTTCCGAGTCATAATTTGTAATGTTTTTGAATAAATCTAAAAAGTTTGTGAAGTTTGTTTTACAAATTTCTCTCATTATTTCAAATTTTTCAACCAATTCTTCGCATAATTTGGCATACATTTCAGACCAAAAAGAATTCATACTTCCTATTTCAAATATTGATTTACATATTTCATTGAGGTTTTCTTTATTATCAATATGCTTTTCAATATTGTCTGATATCTCTATTTTCAAAGTATCGTAATTTTTACCAGTAATTTTATTCAATAAACTTCTAATCGTATCTATTTCGGCATTTAGAGTTCCTTCTTCATTTTTTCTTAATTCGGTTATTTTAAAATTTCTTAATGTTTCCCAATCTTTATTTGATATTTCATCCTTTTTATCAAATTTACGGGCTCGTTTTTGTTTAAAAATGGGTGTTTTCTGATAATTAGGTGCTCCTACTTCTGCTGCTAATTTATTGATAAGTTGTATAATATCATCTGGTAGTTCAATATTGTCTGTTTTATAATAATCTTGGAGAGAGTAAATTTTCGTGGATTTTACTAGACTAGACATGTTAATAATTATTACGCAGTATTTATTTATATCAATTTTTTAGAGATTAATTAAGATTAATTAAGATTAATTAATACAAATTAAAGATAAATTAAAGATAAATTGATGAGACTTAAAGATATTTTATGATATATAAATTATGAGTTCTTTAACAACGAATCAAAAAAGAAAATTTGAAGAAATATCTTCATGGGAGGATGACGCATTAGACTTAAAACACGGGTTATTAAGATCAATATACGCGTTTGGTTTTGAAAAGCCGAGTCCAATCCAAAAAAAGGCGATAATGCCTATTGTCAAAACGGATTGTGATATTATAGCACAGGCTCAATCTGGAACAGGCAAAACGGGTGCGTTTACGGTAAGTGTTTTACAAAAGATTGATGAAAAAGAAAATAAGTCAATGGCCCTGGTTTTAGCCCCTACACATGAATTGGCCGGCCAAACAAAACAAGTGTTTGATGCTTTGGGGAAATATCTAAAAATAAGAACTTTACTTTTAGTAGGAGGAACCTCGGTTGAAGAAAATAAAAAAGCCCTATTAAACGAAAAAGAAAAGCCGCAGGTATTAATTGGAACACCCGGAAGAATACATGATATGCTTCGTAGAAGATATATAAAACCGGGAGATCTAAGAATGTTAGTTATTGATGAAGCCGATGAAATGTTATCTTCTGGGTTTAAAGACCAAATGTACAAAATATTTCAATACATGCCGGATAATATTCAGATTGGTTTATTTAGTGCTACAATGCCTGACGAATTGGAAGAATTAACGAAACAATTTTTGAGACATCCTATAAAATTATTGGTAAAGGCGGACCAATTAACACTAGCTGGTATAGCGCAATATTATATAAAATTAGGAAACGATACGGAAAAATACGAATGTATTAAAGATATATATAATGGATTATCTGTTTCACAATCAATTATTTATTGTAATAGTTGTTCTAGAGTGGACGACTTAGAAGAAGCAATGTTAGGTGACAATTTTCCTGTTTCAAAAATCCACGGAAAAATGCCTGAAGATATTAGAAAAAAAACATATAAATCTTTCAAAGATGGCGAATGTAGAGTTTTGATTACTTCTGATTTATTTGCCAGAGGTATTGATGTTCAACAAGTTAGTATTGTTATTAATTTTGATTTGCCTAGAAGTAAGCATACTTATCTACATAGAATAGGTAGAAGTGGTAGGTGGGGTAGAAAAGGAGTAGCAATTAATTTTATTACAAAACACGATACACTAACATTGAATAAATTTGAACAACATTATGAAACGGAGATTAGGGAAATGCCAATGGATTTTACATCGCATTTGGGAAAATTGTGTTAAGCACCTATTTATAAGTTCAAAAATATTAAAAATTTTCTTTATTGAATTCAATGTTGAATAAAGAAAATATAAATAATCATTTTAATTTACCCATTAAACATTTACCAGAAAAAAATATCAAAAATGTTAGTAAAAACTTAAAGGCCGATTTAGAATTAACTAAAAGTTCTTCCAAAAAAAAACCAATATATGATGTGGTTTTTCAACCAAAAACAGAGTTAGGAAAATTAAATATTGAAAAATTTTCCGAGCACTTCACAGACAATAAACAATTTTTAAAAGATAGTCAAAAATTATATAAAAAAATTAATATTAATTTGGAAAAAGATAAAATAAATGATATGATAAATTGTTGGAATACCATAAAAAATAATGATAGTTTTAAAGATAAGTATCAGTATATTGATTATGATAAATTAGACTTTTTAAATCATTCTTCAATATTTTTAGCTATTTTAAGTTTTTATAATTTATCATCCCCAGTTTTAAACTTAATGGTGCCTATATTTGTCTGCATAATACCATTTTTTTTATTATTTATTGTAGGAAAAAGTGTATCCTTTTCTGAATATAAAATATTATTGTATGCTGCTTTAGAAAAAATACCAATAGGTAAATTAATGAAACAATTTAATACCCCAGATGTATCACTTAATCAAAAAACATATTATCTTTTTATTATTGGTATGTATTTTTTTAACATATATCAGAATATATGTTCTTGTATTAAGTTTTACAATAATACATATTATATTACAAATCAATTTATAACAATAAAAAACTATTTAGATCATACAGATAATAATATTAACAAATTTTTGAAAATAACTGGAAAAATGAAATCATATCAAAATTTTAACACAGAATTGATTGAATATAAAGATAGGCTCAAACATTTTAGAGAAAATATAGAGTTTATTCCAGAAAATCCAATGACATTAAGAGGAATAATTAAATTAGGAGGAATTATGAAATATTTTTATACAATGCACTCAACATTAGAAGTGGAAGAAATATTTTATTATTCTTATGGATTTAATGGATATTTAGATTGCATATGTGGTGTTCATGATAATATTATAAATAAAAAAATAAATGCTGTAAAATTTAGTAAAAAAGATGTATTTAAATTAAAAAACCAATATCACCCTTTGATAGAAAATCCAGTTAAAAATAATATAAATATGAAAAAAAGTAAAATAATTACAGGACCAAATGCAGCAGGTAAAACAACAATTCTAAAATCAACAGTAATTAATTTATTATTAAGTCAACAAATAGGTTATGGTTATTATGATAAAGGAAACTTGAACCCATTTCAATTTATACATTGCTATATAAATATACCAGATACAAATGATCGCGATAGTTTATTTCAGGCCGAAGTAAGGAGATGTCTTGATATATTGGAAAAAATTGGTTCTAATTCAAATTTAAGGCATTTTTGTATATTTGATGAATTATTTTCAGGAACAAATCCATATGAAGCAATATCAAGTGCTGTTAGTTATTTAGAATATATTAATAAATACAATGTTAAATTTATATTAACGACACATTACATTCAGTTATGCGAATTAATGGAAAATAACAAAAAAATAATAAATCAAAATATGAAAACTGATGTTAAAAACAATGTATCTCAATATTTTTATAAAATGATTAAGGGTATATCTAAGATAAAGGGTGGGTTATCTGTGTTAAAACAATTGAATTATCCAGAAGAAATAATAAAAAGATCAGAAAATATAATGGAAAATGTTCGTTAAAAATAAAGAATTATTTTATTTTAAATTAATAATGATAACTAGGAATTTAGCCATTTGTTTAGGTGTAAC